CAACAGTAATAGTTATGCAACTCTCAATGAGATGTTAGCAGCGACTGGTAGATGCGGACTAGCCCTCTATGCCGATTTACCAATTCTGTCTGATATGTATACAGCCATGACTAGGTTTAGTGTTCGGGAAAGCGTGGTCGACCGGCTCCTTGAGGAACACTTCTCAGGAATTGGACGTACTTGGCGTATGTTTGCTTCTCAGAAAAGGATGTACCCCGTGGATCTTACCGTTGCCCGGGTCTCGATTCACAAAGCCTTTGGAATTCTGCCTGACCAGCAGGAGTCTTACGAGGAGCAATTTCGGGCAATGAAGTTCTCCCCGAACATCAAGCAAACTCAGTACTCAACTCCTACCTCTCGTGTTCAATACTACCTCGATTAACTACCATGGCTAAGAAAGGAATGAAAAGGTCTGTTACTAAGCGCCGTCGTCGCTCTAAGAAGGATATGGTGGTATCATCTGGTCTCACTGACCCACAAAAGATCCTTGTTGATCCTTGTGCTGGGCCACTGGATTCTTTCTACCCTGGTGAGGTGGGAATGATCCAGCGGTTTGGATTAGATGTTACCATCAACACTACCGCCGGGTTCACAGCAGGCTACATCTCGTTTATGCCTGCCGCTAATACCTACTTTGTGTACGGTAATGCTAATTCTAGCACTGCTGGTGTGGCTACTTTGGTCAATGGCCCTGGTGCATCCTTCCTATCAACTGCGGCTGCAAAGTTCAGGCCGGTTGCAGCTTGTATTGAAATAATTCCCTCAGCAGTTTCTGCCACAACTGTTACTGGGGAATTGGGCTCCGCAGTTGTTTCAGTGAATACCATCAATGCTTCTTCTCAAAGCGTTGATGGGGTTTTCCAGCTCACCCAAGCACGGTCTGTTCTTGCAAAGCGCTCGTATGAAGCTAAGTGGTATCCAGGAACCCTTGATAGTACCTATGCTCCCGCTTCCGGTGGTACCGCCACTCTAGCGGATCAGGCAGACCAGAATGCTATTCTTGTGGCTTACCGTGGATATCCGGCTGGAACAGCGCTGAGCATCCGGATGACGACTGTGCTTGAGTGGACCCCCTTGGTAAACACTGGAACAACTGTTTCTTCTCAGCCAAGGGCTGGTACCAACGTGATGGCGCATGCAGCTGATCTGCATTCTAACCATTCTAGTTGGTGGAACAATTTTGCTGATGGAGTGAAGTCTGACTTTGCTTCTGCGGCGCGTTATGTGTCACGCGCTGGACTGTACAAAGGGGCTAAATGGGCTGAACAGAAATTGCTGGGGAGTGCGGCTTCAGAGCTAGCACTCCTAACACTTTAATAATCCTCTCTGTTAGTGGTCTAGGTGGTTGGTAATTCCTTTGGTCTAAGCGCGCAGCGCTCTGTTGGGGAGCAGAGTAAGCCAGTTATGGGGCTGCGTTGCGAGGGATAATAGGAATAGGTTCACATTGAAGCCTGAACTGGTAACAGTTCGAAAATTGTAGTGCATCCAAATCCAGTTGCGGAGCTGGGGGGGGGATGTACTTTGTCT